CCTGTCCGAACAACCAAGCTATAAGAGACTAGGACGAGCGATACATGAGGACGTAGAGAATGCAATTGCCAGGTACTTTGAGGACTGTTCAAAGCCAGATGCACCTGTACCTTTATGGCTTCCTTTTGTTTGGGATTTAGAACCCAGTGTGATTGCATATCTTGGTATTAAGAAGCTATTTGATTTGTTAATTGACGAACCAAACATTACTGCTGCGAGTTTTGAAATGGCAAAAGCAATAGAAGATGAAGTACGTGTCCGTTACTTTAAAAAGCACATGAACAAAAGCGATTGGATGCTACTTGAAAGGGATAGAAAAGACGCGAAGAGTAGGTATCGTTTTATGTCCCACTTCTGGGCAAAGGAAAGGAAGTTCCACAAACAAGGAAGGTATAAACGCTTTGATCTTTTTAAACAACACCATAAAGCAGTGATTGGATGTTGGTTATTAGAAGTGATACGCTTACAAACCAATTTGTTTTCTGTCCGTGATCGATTCTGCCAAGGGAGAAAGACAAAGAAGATACTAGTTCCAAACCCTAAGATGTACGAGTGGATCAAGAAGTATGATGAACACTGTGAAGTCTTGTCTCCCTTTTGGTTAGCTACTCTTGAGAAACCTATTGAATGGAATGACAACTGGGGTGGTGGGTACAGTTCGATTGAACTTCCACAACTTCCCATCATGAAACGAAGTGATATGTCGAGGGATTTATCCAAGGCTTTTGAACCTTTAAACAAATTGCAAAATGTACCGTATCGATTGAATAAAAAGTTATACGAAGTCATGCAATGGGCGTGGGAAAATGACTTGTCCATTGGAGCTATGCAAAAGAGTCAGTTACTTGAACCACTTGACCCAGTAGAAGGACTAGTACAGAAAGACCCTGAAGCTTTTATCGAGTGGAAGAAGAAGGCTAAGTATATCTATGAGTTTAACCAACGGACTAACGGACAAAGGATGAGGTGTTTAAAAATCCTACACGTCTGTAAGTTATACGCTGACAAGGACAAGCTTTTCTTTCCAGTTCAAATGGATTACAGAGGACGAGTGTATTATGTACCTAGCTATGTTAACCCACAAAGTTGTGACCTTGGAAGGAGTTGCTTAGAGTTTTACAATAGCGTAGCAATTACTAACGAGGAGGAGAGTAGGTGGTTGTTAATTCACGGAGCAAATGTATGGGGTACAAAGGGGACTTATGATGAACGCATTGCTTGGGTAAAAGACCACGAAAATGAGATAAAAGAATGTGCATCTGATCCTTTTAACAATGACTATTGGCAAGAAGCTTCTGATCCTTGGGCTTTCCTGGCGTTTTGTTTTGAATACCAAGCATTTAAGGAGGAAGGATATGGATTTGAAACGAGGTTACCTTGTCACATGGACGCTACTTGTAATGGTGTACAGATTCTATCTTTACTTTTAAAAGATGAGGAGATTGGAGAGTGGACAAACTTAGTACCACAAGATAAACCAAAAGATTTATACCAAGAGATATGTGACCGTGTAAATACTAGATTGCACACTAATAAGCACAGACACTCTCTTGCCGGTGACTGGTTAAAGTGGGGGATTACAAGGAAGTATGTAAAGAAGATAGTAATGTGTAAACCTTTTGGAATGAATAGCTACTCTAGTGTTGATGAAGTAGAAGATGTATTCAAAAGGGAGATCCGTAACGGACGAGTCAATCCATTTAGTAACACTGAATATGTGGAAGCTATGCTCTACCTTGCTACCTTGATTAATGAAGTAGCAAATTGGATGCTCGGTAAACAGATTACCTTCATGAAAAAGTTGAAGAATCAAATACGAAAGTGTGATAAAAAATTTACGTGGACTTCACCCTTTGGATTACCTATTGAACAGGAGCTTGTTAAGAAAGATAACCTTTACGTTAAATCTGTCCTTAATATGCAAAGCATTCAAGTAAAGTACCGAAGAGATAACAATTTAATTTGTCCTTCTCAGATGGCTAAAGCTATTGTACCCAACGTGATACACAGTATCGATGCTAGTGTGGTACATTTTTTAGCTTGCAAATTCAAAGGTGATGTCTCATCTATACATGACAGCTTTGCAACTCAAAGCCCTAACGCACCGAAGATGCACCAACAATTGAGAGAGATATACCAAGAGATTTTTAGTAACGACATCGGGAATAAGTTCAACAACGAAGTCGCTACACAAACTGGAACGAACGAACTGGAAGACAGCACAGAACTAGGCACACTTGACGTGTCTGCATTAAACGACTGCCAGTACCTGTTCTCATAAAACAACAAATAGAAAGAAGAAAGAAATGGCTATAAAAAGTAGATCAAAATTAGACAGTATCACTACACCTGTAGGAATTGCTAAGTATCCTTGGGTTAACACACCGAGTACTAAGTTCGTAGAGGGTGGTGAGTACAGCTGTAGCTTAGTGTTAACAAAAGAAGAAGGTGAAGTTATTGTAAAGCAACTCAAACCTATCTTTGAAGAAGCAATACTGGAGAAAAGTGAGGAGCTTGGTAAGAAAGCTAAGTCCTATGAGTTACCGATTCAACTTGAAGGAGATTCTTACATCCTAAAAGCAAAGTTGAAACCTGTTAACGGAATAAGTAAGAAGACTGGTAGTACGTACACTCGTTCAATTGGATTGTTTGATTCAAAGGGTAATCCTTGGGACAAAGAAACAATAGTACGAGGTGGTTCAAAGGTACGCCTTAACGTACGCCCTAAGACTTGGTACACTTCCTTGTTAGGAGTAGGATTATCGTTAGATTTATTAGCTGTTCAAGTAATTGAATTGTCAGAGGGTGAGTTCACAGAACAAGCAGCTGATTCATTTGGGTTCACTGCTGTTGAAGGTGGATATGTTAACGGAGGTGAAACCCTGGACCAAGCACTTGATGCCGAAGAAGAAGAAGACACACTCACTGCCGACTTTTAGGAGTGGGTTTGAAGAGAGAATAGCTGCTCAGTTAAAGCGTCACGGAATAGATTACAAGTACGAGACGTTAGTCATTGAGTATAAGAGACTTAGTACCTACACTCCTGACTTCATTCTTCCCAACGGAATCATAGTAGAGACCAAGGGAAGGTGGGTCACGGAGGATAGGTCTAAGCATTTACTAATCAAAGAACAACATCCTGAGTTAGACATCAGGTTGTTATTTCAAAACGCCTACAATAAAATACGCAAAGGTAGTAAGACTACTTATGCAATGTGGTGTGAAAAGAAAGGAATATTATATGCACATAAACAAGTACCAAAGTCATGGCTTTCACTAACACGCATCAGCAATGTACAAAGTGTGGGTCGAGTGACGCTGTCGGAGTCAACGCAGACGGAAGCACAATGTGTTTCAGCTGTGCTACATACAGTAGACCTAAAGGAGGAACTGTAAAGGTGAGTAGTAACAACAGTGAAGCATCATTTCTTACTGGTAAGTACACAGATATAACAAGAAGGAACTTAACAAGTGAGACATGTCAGAAGTGGGGGTATCAAATTGGATACTTCAATAAAGAACCTGTCCAAATAGCGAACTATAGAAGTAGAGATGGCACATTAGTAGGACAAAAGATACGCACTGCGAATAAACAATTCCACATTCGAGGAGAGTTGCTTGGCTTATATGGTCAGCACCTTTGGAAGGATGGAGGAAGAAGAGTAGTGGTGTGCGAGGGTGAGGTGGATGCGTTAAGTATTTCACAAGCATTCGGAAACAAGTGGGCAGTAGTATCTGTACCAAATGGAGCAGGAGCAGCAAAGAAGTACGTTAGTCAATCAATCGATTGGTTGGAGTCCTTTCAAAAAGTAATCTTCTGCTTTGATAATGATGACCCAGGAAGAAGGGGAGCAACAGAATGTGCTGGTCTTCTAACTCCAGGCAAGGCATCCATCGCAGAGCTACCGTTAAAAGATGCTAGTGATATGATCGTAGCCAAGCGTAGCGAAGAGTTAGTTAATTGCTTGTGGCAAGCGAGAGAGTACAGACCTGATGGGATAGTAGGAGGAGAAGAGATATGGCAAGCAGTCATAAAGGAAGACACTTCAGAGTGCCAACCTTATCCTTACCTCTCGTTAAATGAAATGACACACGGTATTAGAAGAGGAGAACTGGTAACACTTTGTGCTGGGTCAGGGATAGGTAAGTCCTTGTTCTGTCGCGAAGTCTGTCACCACCTTCTTGGACTTGGAGAGACGGTAGGTTACATCGCACTTGAAGAGAGTGTTAGAAGGACAGCGTTAGGTATCATGGGTATCCACATTAAGAAACCTCTTCACATGGAGAACACCTTGACTGAGAAGGAGTTACGAAAAGCATTCGATGAGACTGTAGGTAACGGAAACTTCTATACCTATGACCACTTCGGAAGTACAGAAAGTGATAATCTATTATCAAAGATACGCTACCTGTGCAAAGGGCTAGGATGTAAGTGGATATTCCTTGACCATCTATCTATTGTAGTTAGTGGTATCCAAGGAGATGATGAACGAAGGTTAATTGATAACACAATGACACAACTACGAAGCTTAGTGGAAGAGACTGGATGTGGAATGGTGTTAGTATCTCACCTTAGAAGACCACCTAACGGAGGAGGACATGAAGAGGGAGGAGTTACTAGGTTAAGTGACTTGAGAGGTAGTCATTCAATCTCACAACTAAGTGACATGGTGATAGGACTAGAAAGAAACCAACAGAAAGAAGACAGCAACGAAACAAAAGTAAGAGTACTTAAAAATAGATTCAGTGGTGAGACAGGATTGGCAACTACATTGTATTACAATGCAGACAGTGCTCGTTACACCGAAGATGAAGAGGTATTCAAAGACAAAACAATAACCAACAATAACGGTAAAGCACCGTTTTAAAAATATGAAAATACTATTCTTCGATATAGAAACCAACGGCATTGAAGACTTCACTAATCTAAATGATTTAAAAGTCTGTCATTGCATGAGTGTGTATGATCCAATAGGAGGTAAGATGATTACCTTTGAGGGTGACGGCATGAGAGCAGGACTAGATATGTTAAGCAAAGCAGACAAGATCATCGGTCATAACATCATAGGCTTTGACCTACCTGCCCTATCTAAACTGTATAACTTCTATCCTCCTTTAGTCAAAGTGCAAGACACCCTCGTTATGAGTAGGTGTTTGAATCCAGACTTAAAGGAAGATGATTTTAGTAGGAAAAATTTTGACACTAAAATGATTGGTAGTCACAGCTTAAAAGCCTGGGGTCTCAGGATGGGTGAGATATTAAAGCTATCTTACGGAGAAGAAGAAGGTGCTTGGGACAGTTACAATGAAGACATGAAGAAGTACTGTGAACGAGATGTCATAGTAACAAAGACATTGTATGAGTACCTAATAAATCAGAACCCTAGTAAGAAGATGTTAGCAGTAGAACATTGGTTCGCTTACATCATCAGACTACAGGAAAGCAAAGGGTTTGAGTTTGATGTGGATAAAGCAGAACAGTTAGAACAAAAACTTAACACTGTATCTGCTCGCTTGAAGGATGAACTGCAAAAAATGTTTGAACCTAAAGTTGAACAGATGAAGTCCTCTGCTGGATGGTCCTTAAAGATTGAACACATGGATGGAGTAGAGATAATCAATGCACCTACCAAAGCTAAGTTAAAAGATATACTTAAGAAAAGAGGTATGGTACAGAACCTAGTTAAAGATGCTGAGTCTATCGGGACACAAGAAAAAGTAACACCGTTTAATCCTGGCAGTCGCTTACAGATCAAAGAAAGATTTAAGGAACTAGGGATTGAACTTCCAGTTAGTAATGACGGAGAGACTGTAAAGGTAGACGAAGCTACTCTTAAAAAAATAAGCCATCCAGCTGCCGAGCTTTTATTAGAGTATCTATTAGTAGTCAAACGACTAGGACAATTAGCTGACGGCAAGAATGGATGGCTTAAGCTAGTTAAGAATGGCAGGATACACGGACGAGTCAATACAAACGGTGCAGTCACAGGTAGATGTACTCACTCCTCACCTAACCTAGCTCAAGTACCTGCTGGTAGAGTTCCTTATGGTGAAGAGTGCCGTAGTTTATTCATCGCTAAGAGTGGATATAAATTAGTAGGTTGTGACGCTAGTGGGTTAGAACTTCGTATGCTTGCTCACTACTTAGCTAACTGGGATGGTGGAGAGTACGCTAGGAATATACTAGAAGGAGACATCCACACTGTGAATCAGAAAGCAGCAGGGTTAAAGACTAGAGATCAAGCTAAGACATTCATCTATGGATTCCTTTACGGAGCAGGAGATGGAAAGATTGGAGAGATAGTAGGTGGTAGTCTAAAGGAAGGAAAGATATTAAAGATGAAGTTCCTTTCTAACTTACCTGCTTTGAAGATATTAAAGAAAGGTATCGAACAAAAAGTAACACGAAGTAAAAGACTGGTGGGTATAGATGGAAGGATACTTCCTATTAGAAGTCCACACTCTGCACTTAACATGTTACTTCAATCAGCAGGTGCTGTAGTTATGAAGGTAGCTTTGATAAAGTTGTACAGCAAACTACAGAGTCTTGAATGGCAACACGGCAGGGACTATACATTCGTAGGTAACATACACGATGAGTTCCAAGCTGAAGTACTACCTGAGAAAGCTGAGACATACGGACAGTTAGCAGTACAAGCAATCAAGGCAGCAGGTAAAGAGTTAAAGTTAAACTGTCCGATGGATGGTGAGTACAAGATAGGAGAGTCATGGTCACAGACACACTAGAACTTGAATACGATTACTACTTGTCCCTTGCAAACTTGTATGATACAACTGATTTAGATGTCTCTTGGGACTGGAAGAATCAACACAACAACAATGAAATGCCTTCATCAAACTCGCAGAGGATAGGAGCAATATCAGAATCAAGGTTTATAACAGAATGTCTAGAGAGAGACTTTGAACCTCACGTACCTACCACACCTATGCCTTGGGACTTCATTGTCACTTGCCCTGCTGGTATATTAAAGGTACAGATTAAATCAACAACACATAAGTCATCGACTAATAGTTATACAGTGAGCACAAGTACAGGATTAGCTCACAAGGCTTCCATGTGTGATACTATAGATGTAGTAGGATGCTACGTTATACCTGAAGACACTTGGTGGATGATACCAAGAAAAAAAATAAAAGCTTTATCTATAAAGTTAAGCGTACTACCGCAAAGTAAATCAAGATATAAAAAATACCAAGAGAACTGGAGCATATTCTATGAGTAAAACAACCATACTAATTGACGCAGATGTGTTAGCATTTGAATCGTCAATCATAGCACAAGAAAATATACAATGGGAAGAGGAGCTTTGGACTGTACACGCAGACATGGCAGTAGCAAAGCAAAGAGTACTAGGAAGGATAGAACAATTCAAAGACCTACTCAAAGCAGATGAAGTAGTGTTAGCACTTAGTGACCGAGCAAACTTCCGAAGGAAACTATTCCCTGATTATAAATCTAACAGAAGGAAGTCAGTACTACCTATCATCTTAAAGCCTATGAAGCAGTGGATGATAGAGGAACTAGACGCACAACTGTGGGCTAATGTAGAAGCAGATGATGTGTTAAGTATCTTAGCTACTGAAAGACCGAACAGGTTAGACAAGAGAATCATTGTATCAATAGACAAGGACTTCAAGAGTGTACCAGGAATCTTCTATGATTATAACAGAGAAGAATACCACGAACCTACTGAAGAAGAAGCAGATAACTTCCACCTACTACAATCACTGATGGGAGATTCAACAGATGGATTCAGTGGTGCAAAAGGAGTAGGAGCTGTGACTGCTAAGAAGTGGTTAGACGAACACGGATACACTTGGGAATCTGTTGTCGCAATGTACGAGAAGAAAGGACAAGATGAACAAGATGCCTTAATGAATGCTTGGATGGCTAGACTATTAAGAAAACAAGAATACAATAAAAAACAAAAACAGATAACAAAATTATGGACACCGAAGAACTACCAAACTCAGGAGAGAAAGAACATTATGCCTCTGGTGCGAAGCGTGACAGGGCTACTGGACGAGGACGATTCAGCCTTATTCCTCCAATCGCCCTTCGCTCCCTTGCCAAACGATTTGAAGAAGGAGGAAAACTCTACGGAGACAACAACTGGCACAACGGATTCCCACTCAGTAGATTAATAGATAGCATGAGTAGACATTTGTTAGCACTTAGTGAAGGAGATGAATCAGAAGATCACGCAGGTGCTATACTGTGGAATGCCAGTGCGTTCCTGTGGACCGAAGATCAAATAACAAAAGGTAGTTTACCTAGTGAACTAGATGATAGGAGTTATAATAAATGATAGCACCTATAGAAAAAGAGCAGATAAAAGCAGATGGATTTGATGAAGCTATCATAGGTCAAGAGTATAACGATGGAAGATATGTTTATTCTATTGAAGGAATCTTAGAGATACTTATGATTAGAGATGACATGACAATGGAAGATGCTATGGAGTTCTTTAGTTTCAACCTTGGAGGAGCTTACGTAGGAGAAATGACACCACTATATATATGGACTGGAGACACGCAATAATGGAAGACGAACTAATGCCAGCTATAAGCGAGGCTATGATTAAACGCTTAGAACAATTATACCCTGACAAATGTCCTGACTTGACGAACACAGAAAAAGATGTTTGGTTTAAGAGTGGTCAAGTATCTGTAATCAGATTTCTTAGGCAAACTTATAACGATCAAATACAAAACAACATTTTAACAAAAGACTAGATATGTGTATGTCCTCACCAAAGATGCCTGAACCTTTGCCTCCACCAGCACCTCCTCCACCTCCACCACCTCCTCCTGCAGCAACAGCTTCAACAGTAGGATCACCTAAGAAAAGAACGAGTACTTCAGGTGTAAGGAAAAAAGGAACAAAACGTTTGACTGTGTCACGTAGACCTACAATGAGTTTACAAGGTGGACAAGCAGGAATACAGATGCCATCTTAATCTACTACTATTACTATGAATAATTTAATTACTTTATTTAAAAAGACTTTACTAGACGGAGCAACAAGTGCAGCACCTGGTAGTAGCATCTCATCTGAAAGAGCAAAAGGTTGGACCTTTGTAATAGCTGCAAGTGCTGTTACTAACGGTGCAGTGGTGGACATTGAAGCTGAGATTGCAGGTATTTGGTTTGTAATACACAGGGAAACTGTAGAAGCTAACGGATCATTTATGATTAGAGATGACCACGGACATTACGAAAAGATTAGAGGTAACATAAGTACTTATCAAGATGGTACTTACAGTGTACACGCCAGAGGAACTACACACTCTTTGTAAAAACAAATGTCAATCACCTTTCCATCAGAACAGTTAAAACCTAGTTCACTAGAAGGTTTACCTAATCAATTCACAAGACCTAGCTTTGAAGAGCTGTACGGTTTTGATGCGATTACTGATGCACTGTTAACAGAAGCCAATCAGGTAATACTAACAGAAGCTAGAGAGATAATACAGTTTGACGAAGGGTCACCAGTACCACCTACAGCTAACATTTATACAAACGCTGATGGTACTTTCAGTTATCGTTTAAGCGATACTACGTTCTTGATACAACCTGTACCTAACGCGACATCATACGCTATTACAATCACAAGGCTTAGTCCTTTGAGGGAAGTATCTTTCACTACACTTTTTACTTCTCAAGCTCGTGATCTAACTACAATGGGTTTTACTTCT